ATCTTGGCAAGCGTAGTTTTGCCACAGCCGTGCTCCCCGATGAAGAGATAGGCATGACTTGGATCATCCTTCTCGGCCTCAGACTCAAGAAACTTGACAGCCTCTCGGTTGCTAAGGATGTCATCAAAATCTGAGGGTCGATATTTCTTGTAGAGTTCCACTCATCCCTCCTTTATGCCGCCTTTGTGAACTGATAAGGTTCCAGATCGTACCAAGAAGCATCTACAGCTCCAACGTCCGCTTCGATCTCAAGAGGAACGATGATCCAATCCCAAGCCTTCGGAAGCTCCACCGTCCCTATCCGGTGTATTGTTTTCGCTACGTGCTCAAGTTCCTTTGGTTGAATATCGGGCATCATAGAATCATGAACTTGGTTGATAAGTCTCGTTTCCCACTCTTCCTTTAGCATAGTCTCGTCCGTCCGGACAAAGCTCCAGAGGAGACAATGGAAGGCGGTCCCTTGGATGGGCGCATTCAGAATTTGTCGTTTGTCAAATACTCCAGAACAGCGAAAGCCGGTGTAGAAGTCTATGTATCCCTTTCTTTGATATTCTTCCCAGGTTTCTTCCTTCCATTCCGCGTAGACTTTGAACCGCCGCCCCCAGAAATCTGCTTCTACCTCTTTGATGTGCTGTTCAAAGTCGTCGAAGCTTTTGATTCCTTTCGATATCAGATGATCGGATATATGGTAGCCCTCGGAGAGTTCGATCCCTTGTCCTTTCTTCCATTTCCCTGTGAGGTGCATCTTAACCCACTTGGCAAGGTTTCTAGCGCAATTCCCATAGTAATCTCCATAGAATTGAGGGAACACGAAACCATTTTTCCCTCCCTGGCGGAGGACATTTTTATGAACGGGGATGTCCTTGTCGAAATAATCTAGCAGGTAACATTGGATGGCCATATCCCGGTGCATATCCGTGGTCTTGTCTTTGATATACTTTAACATAGTTGGATCTTTGTGATAGCATGCCCCTATTGCCACCTCAATTCCACTGAAGTCGAACTCGCCTAATTGATGTCCAAAGCGCGGGAACAGGACACTTCGGACAATCTTTTTCATCTCCTTGTCCCGCTTCGACACGTTTTGTAGATTAGGACGGTCCATTGAGGATCGGTAAGTCCAAGGTATATGAAGGTTAATTGAAGGATGAATAAAGCCGTCTACCTGCTCTCGCAGGAAGGCTTGCAGGTATGTAGTCCGCCCCTTCTGTAGCTTTCTTATCTGTAGAAGCGTCTCCAACTCAGGAACGTCGGTTGTGAGTTGAAGTAGGCTTTCCTCATTGGTGGATCCTTTCCCAGAATCGGTGGTCGTAGGAGGAGGCATCTTCATTACGTTATAGAGCATATGACGTAATTGATCATCACTATTGATCTTGGTCTTTGAGTCAAATATGTGACTCCAGCGCCGATAAAATTTGGTCTCCTCGAAATCCTCCTTCAGTTTGCCGATCCGGCGCTTCAAATGTCGAGACTGCTTCTCGCAACTCTCCACATCTAGACGGATTCCGGCCCGCTCTGCTCTAGCGAGAGCTTGAGCACCTTTGTGAAAAAGTTGATAGGCGTCGTATGCGGTGGCGTAGCTCACAATTATAGAATCCCTCGGGCAATCTTCTCGGGATCCAATCCCATTTCTTGCATTTGTTCTAAGGAGAGGGGCAGAGTCTTCAGACCGTCAATCCCGCAATATTCCAAGAGCATTCTTTGCCCCCTCTCGCTTTTTACCAGTTCCTCAATCCGGTTGAATGAATTACCATCCTTGTTGTCCTCCATTTCTAGGAAGTCCTCAACCCAATCATATTGCCAGTTGGGCAGACCGTATCGAACATAGGCTTGGAATTTCAATGAAGCGCAACCCGGCCTTCCGGCGAGTAATCGAGCAGCCAGCATTGGATCCCAGGCCCAATTCTTGACGTCCGTTTTCTGGAGGACCTTTGACCAATTGTCTTCGTGTTTTAGGTTCTGTGCTATCTTGCCTATGTCACTCCGGAGGAATACTCGCCAAATTCTCCAGATTTCCTCCATCATCATAAAGGCGTAAGCCTTGCCCGGTTCTGCACATACTGAGGCGCAGATGATCTTGTGTCCCTTCCGTTGTGGCTTCATTCCCGTTGTCTCATAGTCGAAGGCCACAAAGTAGGGATGGAAGGGGGTGCCTTGCATTACATCTATGAGCATCCGCCGAATGTCTTTGGGATTCGTAAGTATCTCGATCTGTGTCCGCTCATCTATGAATTCGGGAATGGGTTTGCCTATCTTTCGGAAAGCGCGGCGCAAATCCTTTTCCCATATGACCTCAATCTGAGCTTCTCCGCGCTCTACATAGCTCGGATGGAAGACGGGACAGATCCAAGCATTCAGTTCCCGATCAGGGATGGTCCAGCCTCGCCATCTTGAGATGCCTCCCAAATCCTTAGTCCACCGAGAGCCGATGACACTTTTGACGGCACACCCCCCAAAGAGCATGATAAGTTTTGGTTTGTACTCGTCTATAACCTCGAACACGCGCCTCCGGCAGGATGTGATCTCCTCGTCTTCCGGCTCTCGGTTGCCTGAATCTTTAGTGGGTCGGCAATTGATGGCATTAATATTGATACAATCCTTGAACAGGTTAATACCAAGACTGTCGTACATCGCCTTCAAAGCTCGACCCGTTTTCCCTTGCCATTGTTTGCCCCGTCGGTCCTCATGTTCCCCCGGAGCCTCCCCTATGTTGAGGATTCCTTTCTTGAAGTCTCCGTAGGGCTTCATTCGGGGACTGATGACGTACTTGTAGAGACCGCATTTGGCGCAGGTGTGACCCTTCCCATCAGGACGAAATTTGGAAGCGGTCTCTTGTTTGCTGAATAAGCCTATTTGCACTTATTTATGTACTCCCTCAAATACAGGAAAAGAAGGACACCAATTACGGCACCGGGGCACAAACCGAGAATTAACCCCGCCAAGAAACTTGCTGCGTCCATTACTTATCCTTCCCCTATCTCCTTGAGGAACTTGAAGACATCTTCTCCAATGCCAAGTAAACGGTAGACTTCCTGTTGGACCGCTACGCGGTCGTCCCTCGGCCTGAGTTGTCTGAATCGACCGTCAACTACGACCACCCTCCGTAGGAGTCCAGCCGCATCTTTCATTTGGGCCTCGGCGGAATTGGCCCGGCACCGCTGCTCCTCCACATCGGGATCCCCCGCAAAGGAGCGGCGGTAATCGGACAGGTAGGGGTAGAGCCCCCCAGAGGTACAAGCAAGCCAGCTCCGCTCCTCGAAGCGGAGGATTAGACACTCGTTCTGTTGGTTGGTGCCCTCGACGCATTCGCACTCTTGTCCAGTACCCCCATCAAAGCAGGGGCGCTGGAGTTCCTTCTGCCATTTCCACTCCTCTGGATATGGATAACACATAGTTCACCTTCCTTCTTTCATAGTAGTCAGAGCAACGATGTAAATCCAGCTCTCGCCATCGAAACGCATACTGTTCTCTCCGAGCACGCAGCGTTTCACCTTAGAGGCAATGGTCTTGAGCATTGTTGGATTGACGGTGATTGTCACTTCCTCACCCTTGTAATCCAGATCAGCCTGTTCTTGGAACCATCCATAGTTTCCTTCCCCTCGAATAACCATCTTGCCTTCGGCGAACCTGATCTCCACTTCTTCCTTGACCGCCTTATCGCCCTTGACGAAGATGGCCGCCTTCTCCAGAATCTCTCCGAGATTATCGGGAAGGTGGATCTCCTCCCCCTTCACGTGGATAACCTCATCCACGTTCACATAGTTGTCATTCACGGTTCGGCAGGAGATGATTGTCCCCTGTTTCGTCTTGAAGTGGAGCCATCCCTGATTATGAGACATCTCGGTAAGCGGGTAATGAATCAACTCTCGAACGGTGGAACCGGGAATGAGGCAAGTTGGGATGGGCAACTCCGTGCCGACACACTGGATGGCTCGAAGGCTATCAGAAGCTTCAACTTTCCCATCCTTCCGTATGTGGATATTTTGTAGGACGGGTCGGGAAGCTTCCCGGCCTACGCAAGGTAGAGCCATGCTGAGATTGGGGATAAGGTCTTCTGGTATTGGCTCCCAGTCCCCTATCTCACTAATCTCATCCAGAGGCAATTTGATCTCGGTCTGGAGTTTGATTCCGGCTCTGGAGCGCCCTGCCTTGATCCGGAGTTCATTGTCCGTGGTTGCTATTGAGATCTCCTCTGCCTTGATCTTGCCTAGCAACTGATAGAGTTCCTCCGCCTTGATCGCCCCTTCGAGGTCCATCCCCTCAATTTTATGAGCGATGCTGATCTCATCATTGTAGGTAATCACTCGCCCTCCCCGGAAGGCGAATGAGCTTGACTGTTCTATCACTTCCTTGCCAGTAGCCAGTCCGGGTCTGACTATCTCCAGAGCCTCCAACAACTCTAGCCTCTTGATCTTCATCCTTCCCTCCTTTGAGTTTTGATTGGAGCGAATCGTAATGGAAGGGTTGTCCTTCTCTTACATTTAATACATTCCCCTTCAACTAGCCCATCCGGATGAATAATAATCAACTGGATGGACTTTATCAGTTTCTTCCCGTCCGGCATTTTCATACCGTTAGCCTGCCCGCACGAGCACCTATGAGTAATTTTGCCTGTTAGGGACGTATCAATGACCACGATCTGACCTCTCGCTTACGGAACGGGTTCATTCTGTCTTTGTGAGCCTCGATCCCAGGTTGCCCTACTGAGCCTCCGTCATTTACTAGCATGCCCGGATGGATCTGATTCATCCCGAGATAGAATTGCAATCGCATGAATTCATCTAAATATGGTTCATCCGGACAGATGCAATAGCGGTAATTGATAAACATATGATTGTAGTCCCAAACATTCACCGCCACCAAATGACTTGAATACAGATATAGGCAAGCTCTCTGTACTCCAAAGGAAGGATTAAGGACCATGGAGGCCAGGGCCTCGGCCCCTTCCATATTAGGGCGCTTGCTCAACCAACGGGCTACTAGACGGTCCAGCGCCTTCCCGGGCCTCGTGGTGTATGACATTCGCCATTTGCGACCCCTCGGCCATTTGCGACTGTTCTTCCTGAAAGCCTGCCACTTCCCCCCCTCCATGGTTAGGAAGTCGGCGGGCCGGAACAGATACTCGTGATCTAGGAACTTCCGTTCACCCTCGGGAGGTGGGAAATCATCGAAATCTGCCCAGACGAAATCGACCGGCCAGCCTCCGGTATGTCCCCCCTTCGGGAGGGGCGGCAAAAGACAGATTTCCTCCTTGTCTTCTAGCCAGAGCCATTGGTCATTCTCTCTGGGTCGCGCTCCAAAGAGAGTGAGAAGCGGACGGCTCACAAAGAAGTTAGGCTTGACGTTCAGCTCACTTAGTCTTTTCAGGTACAAGTTCAAGCTCAGACCCCTTCTTCTTCTTGGTCCCGCAGGACTTCTTGGAGTAGTCTCCCCTCTTGATCTTCTCGATGAGGGCCTTCGAGACGCCGCCAGACTTCCTTGACTTACCTCCGGCCATCTCACTTCCTCCTTTTCAATATTTCGTCTACCACTATCTGCTTGGTTTTCCGGATATCACTAGCTAAGATTTCGATGATCTCATCATATAGACAACAGGCAATGAAGCCCGTCATGTCTCGCTTGTTCTTGTCGATGCTATCCACCCGGATGAAGTCGCCGTGTCTATTGTCCAGAGGAAAGTTGAACCTTAGCAAGTCTTGGAAGGCAAACAGAGCCGCGAAGTCTGGAGTCCTCAGAGCCAGAGGGCCGAAGTTCCGAGGGGCAAGACAAGCTTTGAACAGACCCGCCAACCTCTCCTCGATCTCGATGATGGCCCCTGAGTAAATGTTGCGTTGGACGAGCTTGATTGGATCCCCCTTCTTGCCACGGAACTCGATGTGACTCAGGTCTCGATCCAAGAGGGACAGAACATCTTTGTGAATTTCAACCTCGAAGCTCTTGTCCTCCTCCACCGCCGCATACCGCCGGTAGAGGGCTTTGACGTCCTCTGGAGGGAGGTCCGGTGTCCCGCAACTCTTGCGGCGAGTGTAACGATCATTCTGACTCGTGAAGACGATCATTCCGTCCCGTTCCTCGAATTCACGACTGTCATAGTCGTTGGCGCGGAAGGAAATGTGATCATGGAATGGGGCCTCAGACTTCCTGAGAAGAAAGCGAAGCAATACCGTATAGTCATAGTTGAGTATGAAGATTTCCTTTCCTAGAGCATAGATGGTATTGCGCAGTCCCCCACTCTGGTCTAAAGCCACCGCGTGAGAGAAGAGGTCCTCCACCAAATTGTCAATCTTCATGATCTCTCCTGTCCTATGGCCGCAAGTAGTTTACACCAGAACGGTTTATGTGAGGTTCCCCGAACCTGTCGAGGAGTCAACGGGCGGCGATACCATCCGCAGCGCCAGGCATCGTCCAGATAGGGTCGAAAGTGACAGTTGTTGCATTTGTCCTTCGGGATGGCAATAGCGGGACTCATATCAATTCCTCCAAGAGAGTTTGCCGATGATCGCGGCTCGGTTCATGGATCCAGATGAGGCCGTCGTCGTCCATTCCGCAAGGAACTAGCCCCTGAGCCCAACGAGGGCTGTAAGCAACATTTCCCCCGAGGTTCCAGAGTTCGTGGACCATCCGTTGTAGTTCGGGGGTGAGGAAGCCTCCCCTTTTAACGACCCAATATACAAAGTCCGACCAGCAGACTCCCATATTGGGACCGAGCTTCTTGGACTGGTCTCGGATGAACCGAGCCGCCATAACGGTGCAGCCGTAGTTGAAGCCCCCCTTGAACCAGTCTCCTACTTCGCAGCAGATGGCTTGGTCGTTACTAGGAACATTTCCCATATCGAATGTAGAGCAGAAAAATCCCCTAGCTCTAAACAGGTCCATAAATTTAGCCAAAAGAAGGCTTCCAAGTGGTTGGCTATCGCATCCGGCGAGGAAAAGACGGTCATAGTCATATCCCACATTGATAAAGGCCTGACGAATCCCTGGATTTTGGGCCGTGTAAGAGTAGGTGTCGAATGTGATATGCCTTACCCCGGTTCCATACACCTCTTCCATATATTGCTTCAGGTCGTCCGGATCATCAGTGAGAAGGAACAGATAGGGCTCGATCCGAGCGACTACCCGCACCCCTGCAGAGCAGAGATTCCTCATCGTCTCCAGCCGCCGTTTGTAGGATGGTGCCCCAGGCTCCAACTTTCGTAGTATCTCCTCATTGCAGGAGATGACAGTGACGTGAATAGCCGCTCCGGCCTCGTTTCGAGAGAGAGCTTTCACGTAGGCGTCCTGTCCTGGAATGTAGGACTTCGTGTTGATCATGATCGGATAACTAATATCAGCTAGGTAGTTCAACATCTCCAGACTGACTCCGGCCCTCTGCTCATTTCGCAGGAAGTCCTCGAAGCGGATACCCATGCGGACGGGAATATCAAGGGCGAAGGCTTTGTTAATGCCTGTTAGCGTCCGCTTCTCCGAGAATGGGAGAGAGCGGAATTTCAACATCTTGTCCATCTCCTTCTTGTAGTAGGTGGGATTGCAATGACGGAATCCCATGGTCTTCGAGTTGTCGAAGAAGGCCGTGTAAAGACTGGCCCTAAAGGAATTCGCGTAGCAATAGATACAAGCAAAGGGACAGTTGTGAACTAGGTGCCCCTCCGCGAAGAAGTTGGAGTTGCGGTCCACGGTGATATCGTACACTCGATACTCCCCTGGAATCTTGCGGACCCGTTTCACCTTTACTGGTTTGAGTTCCATAGAAACTCCCGTATCTTCTGGATAAGGTCTTCTCTGTTCCTATTGTTCAGATCCATGGACACCAAGCGCAGAGTTCGGTAGCCGTATCTTCTCAAGAGATAGCAGTCTCGCTGACGGTCCTTCTCCGCGTTCTCTACATGAGAATAGTGCCCGTCAAACTCGATTATTGCGTCGTGGCCGGTTAAGAAGAAGTCCGCAACGTAGTAGCCGACCTGTTTGCGGAGGAGCTTTTGCCTCTCAAAGGCTATCCCCATCTCGGTCAGAAGCCCGGCCACCTTGTTCTCTCCGATGGAAATGTAGTACCTTCCCCCTCGGAGGACCGGATGATTTTGAAGAACGTCCTTGTGATACATGGGATTGTCCTTCTTCATCCGTTTGGAGTGGAGCTTCTTTACCCTCTCCGAGACGACCTGGCCGGGTTTCCCCAGGCGGGATTTACTCAACTTGTGTCTGGTAGCTTTCGAGATAATCCGGCCTTTGTTGGCTTCCCCTATTTTGGTAGCGACCTCCGGACGGCAGGCCGGGTTAGTCTTGCCATTCATGAAATCGTACCGACCTTCCTTCCAACCTCTCGTTGTCCTTTTGGAACGCCTCTCCCGCTCTTCTGTAGAGATGCCCCGCCGCATCGCTTCCTTCTCTTCTTCAGTTCTGGGCTTCCCTTTATTCCAAGGGGTGTTTCCCAGTCGGGCTTCTCGCATCTTCTGGAGAGCGGCCTTCGAGTGCTTCTCCCCCCGACGGTTGTGTCCCTTTGCCCAGGTTGAGCCGAAAGGGATGGGAATTCCACAACCGCATTTACAGAGCTTACCAGACATACATCAGGTCTTCTTCCGTAAGTTGCCCCGCAGGAATCCAACCCCGTTGGGTAAGCACTCGGTGGTCTTCAGTTAACCGGATGGTCCCCTCTTCGGTCTCAACTTCAACCAGGTTCTTTCGAATGGTGTTAGAGATTTGAGTTACCCGAGCCAGTTGGCGGCGCTGTTCCTCCTCGTTGAAAGTCCAGACAACATCACAAGCCTTGACTTTCTCGATAGGAACTTTTCCATCAGAGGTCTGGACCCGTTGCCCTTCCGCAACACAGAGAAGCCCGTCCCAAATGTCCATATTGAAGGGCATCGGGCAGGCTGCCGCTCTCACCGAGATTTCCAGGAAGGAGTTGATGGCCTCGGTATTCAGAAGCCGTTCCTGCTTCCGCCATTCCCCATCGCGCAGGTTGAATTGATGATAGTTCTTCTTGCGCCCCTTCTCCTTCACCGCGTCCACCTTCCGTTTGGACACTTGAAGTTGGGTCATACGGGGAACGATCCGGCTGACGAGGCGTCTTAGCTCAAAATAGTCCATGACTATGCCCCAATGTTCCAGAAGAGGATCGGTTCATCGAGCCTATGAAAATTTTGAACAAGCCACTCCCACGCCTTCAAATCATAGAATTGATTACAGGGGAAGGGACTTGGAACTTCGCTTGGTTCGGTGTATTTCCAACCGGGATCATGGAGTACAAACTTGGATCGGAGTTGCTTTTGATGGAGGAGTCCGGAATTCTTCTCGATGTCATTCATCTTCCGGGTTAAGTCTCCCGAGTGTCCCATGATGCCGTGTATGATTACATCCGGACAATGTTTCTCAAAACCTCGCCAGATCCCAGCAGCAATAATCCCGCTTCCAACGTTGACCACAACCGTCTTCGCCCGTTTCTTCAGACGTTTTATCGTCCTCTCAACTTCCTCTGCAGTTGCGATCACCGTCTCGATGAACGACAGACCGGGATAGAGCAGAGTCGCATTTGGACCGAACTCCTTCTCAAAGGTGTCTCGGCAGACGGCGAAATCCACTTTGGATACACCCCCCGGATTTGTCCGGATCAAAGCTCCAAGCTCCTTCCAAAGCTTGCGGTGGTAGTCCAGAACCTCTGAATAGCAGTTGTATTGGGGGTCATAGATGACCGCTTGCATACCTAATTCAGCACAGGTCCAGGCCACTCCCCAGCCATTCATAGAGATTGAGTTTTCCATATAGCCAATAGTGTGAAGACCTTGCCTTTTCAAATTCTGAAGGCGGATTAAGAGACCCCGGACCTTAGCGAAGGGAGGCCCCGGAGGATCGCAGCAAAGGTCCTCTCGCTTGACCAAAATATCTACCGGCCCCCTTATCCTAACCGGGACGTTGGACACGCGGACGGCGAGTGGATATTCCTCTACAGGAGTGTTCCTTCGGAGACTCATTAGCCACTCTCCTTGACCTTCACCTCGGCGTCTTTTAAGGTGTAAAAATCTGTCTTAGCTCCCCGAATGATCTTTCGACCCCGGTCAAGGTCTCCCACTCCATCCCAAGTGGACTTGACTATCCTCTCTGCTACATAGCCCTTTTGAGCAAGACGTTTGAAATAGTGCGTATTGAATGTCGTGGGTCGTGGAACGTCCACTCCACAACAGGTGTTAGCCTCTTCCAGATGGCGGGGACCGGAGTTGACGAAATCAGGACAGCCGAGAATGAAGTTGTGTTTCTTTGCAAGCTCGATTAGCCTAGTAAGGGTAATGCGCCAACGCTTGTCTTGATTTTCATACCATATCCTTTCTATATCTACTCCTGGCAAATCGTGGATCCGCTTGGCTACGAATTCGGTGAAGTGTAAGTTGTAAGTGTTGTAACGACTCACTCCTATTGCTTTGAGCCTTTTCAAAGTGTCCTCGAAATCTCCAAGGACATGGAAGCCCGGAATAAAGGGCTCTCCATTGACTCCTACATTCACGCCTATCTTAATGAGGTCTTTGATAGACCTCAGACGCTCTTTGATGGGCTCCGTGCGCTTCTGCTCAAACAGTTCCCAATCTCGCTCCATCCCCGGAGAGATGACGGGCATAACAGTAGCGAGATTGAGTGGGACGCACTTCTCCAAGATTGTCGAGGCCAAGTCCAGAACCGTCCCCGGAAACCGGGTCTGGATGACAAACGACCATCGGTATTTGTACAGAAGTCGAAGGGAATGGGTAGCCAACCGTTGCTGCCGCTCTATCGGTTGGAAGGGGTCCGCTTTGTTACCCACTCGTATCGTGTTGCGGTTTGCCAAACAATTGGCTAGGGGTGTTTTTGGTTTTTTCCTGAGAGGGCCCATAGACAGGCGATGGTCCAGCTTTTCTAAATTCAACCCCCGCTGTTCCGTGCCCCAAAGTTTGTTGAGACGACGCAGATAACAATGGAGACAATCCGGCTCGCACCACCAATATGGATCAAGAGTGAAGGCAAGGGGGCAATACAATGAATCTCCTCGAACACTCAATCCCGTCCGGCTTTTTGGTATGTATATGGAGGACATCTAACTTCTCACCGCCCCCGCTTTCTCCATGAAGTCATTTATTTCCTGAACGATGTCGGGGGGCATGTCCACCTGCTGAGCGTCAAGATTGCTTCTCATATGTTCCACCTTGTTCGTTGCGGGCATCGGGACCGCCCCCTGAGCCCAGACCCACGCGAGGAGGACTTGGGAGACTTCGCAATTCAGTTCGCGGGCCTTCCTCTTGAAGAAGCCTTTTGGATCCCGTTCCTGGAGGAGCTTTTTTGGCTCCTGACCTAGAGGACCGTAAGCCAAGAAGGTCAACCCCTCTTTCTCGCAATAGGGCAACAGAAAGTCCTTGGCTTGAGGCACGAAAACGCTCAGCGGTCCTTGAACAGTCGAGATAGGCGCCAAAGATCGGGCGACACGGAGTAATGGTACCGACATGTTGCAGACGCCGAGACTAGCAACTTCCCCATTCTTGAACAAGTATCGCATTGCCCGTAGTGCCTCAGGAAGAGGATACTTTATATTCGGCCAATGGAGCTGTAGGTGGATCGGAAGAGTCGTGAAGCGTTTGGCCGTCCGCCTACAGGAACTGACTACGTTGTTGAAGGACATCCTGTTCCTAGCGAATTTGGAACCTATTACCACCTCCAACTTCTTTCCTGTAAGCACGTCCTTCAGACGCTCTTCCACTTTGCCGTAACCATAGGTAGGAGCAGTGTCAATAAAATCCACTCCTTTTTTAATGGCAAGCAAAATTGGTTTTGGGTCATATTTCCATCTGTAAGTGCCGATAGCCAGTTGGGGTCGGTAAGGCTCGATCTTGACTGGATCGCTAACATAGACATGATGGAAGGGGTGCTCGGCTACCGCTTTAAGCCCCGGCCAGCCGTACTCCTGAACAAACTCATCCACCCCGAGGCGACAACCAATTTGGCAAGTGACCCCCCAAAGGAAATCATACATCTCTGGGTCCCGCTTCGCATCCACTAGACTCTTGTAATCCCGAAGTCGCTCAAGCAAGTCTTTCATGTTTGGCCACCTCCATCGCAGCGTAACCGGCGGAGATCAATCCGAACTTACCAGCGGCGGTTACTACATATAATCCTTTATCCATTTTCTCTACGAAACAAGGCTTACGGTGATGGTGGAACAGACGGAGGCCCGTCACCGTGCGGATGAGAGGATATTCCTTTTCAGGCAGCTCCTTCCGGACACGAGCTAGTCCCTCCCGAATCCGCCCCCTATACCAGTTTTCAAGCCGTAAGGCAGACCCCTCACCCGCCCATACAATCTTCTCCCCCTCGAAGCGGGTGTTGTGTACCGTAACCTGTTTGTAGGGCGCCCAGAACTTCACGAAGCCCTGAGCGACTCGTCCTTTCATATGGAATGAGAAGCCCCGTTTGACTACTAGACAACTTCTCAACTGAGGGAAGAGGTTTAGTGTTCCCGGTCCTGCGGCCACCACGATCAAGGGGCTTTCTAACTCCACGATACGGTCTTTTTGATCGAGGTATTGTAGCACTCCGGAGTGGACGCGGTGCACCAAGGCCGGGGTTCGGGGGACTGCGAAGATGTGATCCATATTTACTGCTTGAACATTCGCCTTTATCAGATTCCCGCTCGGACGAATGATCAGAGTCTCCGGATGCAGGCCGAAGAAGCGGTCAAGTATAGCAAGGGATTTGTTCGTCTGTTCTGAGGAGAGACCTGAGAGGGGAGAAGGCTTGATAAGCCCTCCGCAAGCCCGGGTTCCAGGTTCATTCGAGGGGGAAGGATCGTCCAGGAGAACACCAGTCAATCCGCAAGATCGTAGCATCTCTGCTATGGTAGCGCCCATAAGACCCGCTCCTACCACAGCAAATTCGGCTTGCTTCCGGCGTTCTGGTTCGAGGAAGTGTTGTTCAAGAAACAACATCATAGCACCCTTTGAAACTAATTTGGGAGTCTTAGTGCGGGAGGGGGCATCCCCCCCTCCCGCGCAGAGCGGGGACTTCGGGCCTCCGCTGCTACGGAGGTTTTCAGGTTAGCAGACCCTAGAAGTCCCCTGCTTGTCGAGGGACTAGCCCTCAGGAGTGTACTCGAACTCCTTGCCGTTGTCCTTGGCCAGGCCGAGTGCGGTCAGGAGCTTGGAGGCCCGCTCGAAGTCGGCCTTCTGCTCCCGCAGGTTGTCGTGGCCACCATGCTCTGCGAACAGATCAGAAGACCGCTGGACCAGCTTCTCCCGGTTCGTGGTCTTGCCCTCCTTCAGGGCATCGGCGACGGCGTGGAGCCGGGTGTAGCGCGGGCCGGTCTCCTCCTTCTTCTTGGGGGCCTTCTTCTTGGGGGGCTCGACGCCCAGGGCCTCGTACATGTCGTTCTTCAGCTCGCGGAAGCCCTCCAGCAACTTGTAGTCGTCCAGCTTTTTGCGGAGCTTCTTGAACTCACTGTTGTCCTCGACCATCTGCTTGAGCAGCTTCAGCTTGGAGCACTCCGCGACCTGGTCGGCCAGGGACTTCTCGCCGTCCTCGTCCTCGTCCTCGTCCTTGGCCTTCTTCTTGGGCTTCTCCTCATCCTCGTCCTTGACCTTGGTCTTGGCCTTGGGCTTCTCCTCGTCGTCCTCGTCCTTGGCCTTCTTCTTGGGCTTCTCCTCCTCCTCGTCCTCGGCCTCGGCCTTGGCTTTGGCCTTCTTCTTGGGCTTCTCCTCGTCCTCCTCCGCGTTCTCGCGGATGGCGTCGATGATCTTGCGGGTCTTCTTGTTGACCTCGTCCTTGTCGGTGATGAAGAAGTTGCCCTCGCCATCCTTCTGGAGAGCGGCCTTGGTCAGGCGCTCCAGCAGCTCCTCTTCACCCCCCTTGGTGGACATGGAGGTCTTGCCGAGGTCCAGGGTCTCGTTGACGTCCTCAAGGGCGTCCTTCAGTTCCTTCTTCGTGAACTCCAGCTCTGACATGACTTCCTCCTCTTGGTTAGAGATTGTTTCTGAGTCCTGATACGGTTGAAACAGTATGCACGGTTGGACTTCAGCATTCCCCAAAATCGGTTGTCCCAATTTGTTGGCGAAGCCGAAGCCCCGCAGTAACCCGTGACCTTCATTAGCAAGCATCTCGTTGTAGACCCGAGTAAGCATGCTTGACCCACTCCGGCGCACGCTCCACAACTTCCATTCCGCTCTTTTACGGAAGCGAGTTAATGCACTCCGTTTCGACCCCCTTTCATTCTTAATTTGGGTTTTTACAAACTCCAAAGCTACATCGAATGCGGCCTTCCAGAGCTGCCTGAGCCCATCCGGGCTCCAGTAATGAATGTCCGGGAATGTATGGAGGATGGCGGTGACTATGTCGCGCGGTTCCAAGCTAAGCAACCTAACGCCGTTAAGTTTCAGGACCTCCTTCGGCATCCCCGTTCTCCCGCTCTACGATATTATACTCCTGAGGTTTAGTTTCCTTTATGACTCAAGAGCAAAAATTTCAAAAAATCTTCTCCTGAACCGTAACTGTTTGTAAAGACTAGCGAAAACTGCCAAGATACGGACGGCCCATCTCTAGTCGTTGTAGCAGCGTCACCGGCGCGGGTCGTTTATCATCCCTCACCACGAGTGCGTTCAGCCGTTGGAGTCCGGTCAACTCCTCCTGTTCAGTCCTGTTCAAGCCGAACATCGCGGTGACATGAGCATACTTCCTTTTATCTTCGCTAAAGTCGTGCAACGTCAATGTTTTCTTTCCATAACTAGTAGCGGCAGCTTGGGTAGCCGTCACGACTAAGCACCGGCGTTCTTGGGAAAGGCGGCGAAGGCGTTGCCATATCTTGTTTTGTCTCCCTCTCTCGTCTAGCCGGACCAAATCCGAGTCTGGAGCTAGTAGATCGGCATAGTCGATAATGATGACGTCGGGCACGAAGTTGTCCTGCCGTTCCCAAGTATCTAGCAGAGCTACAATCTGTCCGGGGCTCAGAGTTTCATTAGCATGAGTGCTCAGTTTGAATGGGGCACGGAACAGTCGGCGGAACTTGCGAGCTTCCTTAGCCGCCTCCTTCCAGGTGAGAGGCTTTACGGGCTCCCGCCACCGCAACCATACTGTCCCTTTTATCTTGTTACAGTTCTTACAGGGAGCATAGTCGTCATACTTCTTGGCTGCGGTGACCCGGTCATCATAAGTAAGTCGTTGTAGTTCCTCCCAATCCTTCCCTTCAAATGGGCCGAAATCGCACTCTCGTTTTTTGGAGTCGCATTTCCCCATTTGTTGCCATAAGCAGTCCAACTGCGGAATCCAGATTCCCTGACAATACTGAGAATCATCTGAACGTTTAGTCAGATATATTCCAAGACGACGAATCCACTGCTTCTTTGACATATCTCCTGCTTGGAAGACGGCAGTGCTACATCCAGACGCCTTCGCCCGCACCGCTATCTCCTTCAACATGAAACTCTTGCCGGACTTTTCAGGTCCCATAATCCCTACCAGAGAATCCCGGGTGAATTGTGAGCCCCAGAATCGGTCCAAAGCCTCTGGGAACTGTATGAGGGGTTTCTCTCGGTCCTCAAATGCTTGCCACATCCCCTCCGAGTCTTTGAAGGGGTCTACTACATCTATCTCCCCTTTAGCAATAGGTGCGTAAGCACTCGCCAACCGTTCGGCGTCTACTAATGAACCTCGGGACAGTTCCCCCTGAAGCTCCTCCACGAAGTTCTGGAGATGCTGCTCCTGGAAGTAACGCCTAGTCTGGTCCAGAAGATAAGGAACATTGAAATGTTCAAGGTCATATTCATCACTAAGACCATTGAGAATACCTTCTATGTCTTCAGCCTGTTCTTTGTCCAGGCCGTCCTTCAGCTTCCCGGTATAAATGTCTTGTATGTGTCGTCCCGGAGCCACATGATATTTGTTGTAATGCTCGAGGCACCATTCCGCTAGGAGTCTCGCATCTGGGGAACCTAACAAACGGGGGTCCCAAGTTTGAGACACCTCCCTGATATAATCTGTAGAGACGATGAGGCCGGTAACTATCCGCCGCTCAATGAAGTCATCTTCAGTCATTGTAGAACAGTCCCCTCACCTTCAGCGGATCGTCGTCAGAGCGAGCAAAGAGTCTTACACATGAGTCGCGGTACCAGTCCTGAATGAACTCTTGGGGGGAACTGTGAAACATCCTATTACCATCTGCCTGCCTACGAAGCCAGGTCCGAGCCATGGTCATTTCAAATACCCGAAAGAAACCAGGCCAACGGCGTCGATACATGCTATGGAGTTTTTTAGAATGAAAAGGACAAACTACGCACCCCACTCGATCAAAACCCCATTTGTACAAGATAGGAGTAGATAACTGATACTTCTCAATCAGCTCCCATATCATCCACTCCTTCCAATAAAGGATGGGAAGAAGGCGTTCAAACTTGTCGGGGCGGCTCCGCTGGGCAACCCTTTGATAAGTAGCTCGTTTTGGACTTTCCTCTGCTCGCATCCCCATAATACGTTGCATTCGCAACTCTTTCTGTAATCGGAGTCTGGTGGGGCGCTCTTTCAATACATCACAGCAATATCTTCTGGTCCTGCTCGGAGGAAAACCCTTCATCCTAATCAGAGTCCACATTCCCATCTTCGGACGCAGGAAGCGACATTTTGGATATTCCTCACGGATAAACCTCACCACTTCTGGTGGGTCTATTCCCGTGCGGCTATAGTAAAGTTGATAAGGAACTCCGGAAAGATCCATAAGTTTTGCTAGACATATGGAGTCTTTTCCTCCAGAGAAAGCCACGTAAGCCAAGTCCTGTCGGACATTTGCCCGAATGAATTCAACAGCTTCTTCTATACCCTCCTTGAGAAGGTTCATCTAGTGATAGCCCGCCCAGTAAGGAAGTCACGCCTCTCCCTGTGTTGTATTTCAATAAGGAATCGTTTGAACACTCCACTTTCTGGACTGAAGTGTCGGGCGGATATATCTGAGATCCAATGACCTTGCTTTGAGAGCCAATCTATGTACCATTCCACCAACTCATTTGTAAGAGGAATTTCCGTATATGGATCGGTTTCTCTATTAGGCTTGTAACTATGTTTTGCGTACCACTTGTAGAGATCGCAAACAGTTTGAGCCATCTCCGATTCTTCTTGCGGAGTGGGATTGGTCATCAAATCTATAGCAGGTTGAATGAGGTTTTTGAGTTTGCTTTTATAATACTCGCCGAAGTGTTGTTTGGTGATCTCTGAAGGGGAGGCGAGAGTTTTAGGATTGGAGGCCCCCTTCTGATGAGGGCCATAGCTAAGCAACTCTTCTGGATCGTCAAGCCAACGGCTATTATTGAGCCAAGTTGAGGCGAGCGGAATGAACTCAGATTGTTGCCAGCGTTCCGATTCTTTCTGATCGTGTAAAGCTCTTCTAATCTGAGTCCAGGTAGGACGTTCTTTTACTGGAAGGCGGCAGACTTTCTTCCAAGACTTTAGAGCCTCTCCCTTGCTGCCCCTGCGTTTCAGTGGATAGCGTTGCCAAAACTCTTCAAACTTATCTCGAAGCTCCCCCCGCACCCCCCTCCGAAGGAGGGGAAGCATTTCATTATTAGAACTTAAAGCATTTCTACTATTAGAACTTAAAGAGTTTCCCTCCTGATTGGCCAGGGACTGGCATTCTCCAGTGGCTGGTTTTTCCGGAGGCTGGTTTTTCCGCCAGACGAAATTGACTTTAATGAAGTATCCCTCCACCCGGCCTTTTTCATCAATTTTCCTAATGTCTTTTATGAGTTCCTTCTCTATGAGAATTTTCTTGGCCCGGCGAACTCGATCCTCACTCCAGTTGAGAGCTTTGATGGTGTAAGCAGTGGTGGCCCGCACTTGATTAGTCTTCTGCCACTTGGCAGTATAATAGTAGAATGTATACAGGGCGAGCAGATCGGAGCCCTTCGGGTGCTCCAGGAAGGTATCTAACAGAGCTTTTGACAAGACGATGGGCTCGTCTAGTCTATCATACTTAATTGTAGACATGTCCTACTCCGCAGAGACCGGAGTAGATTTTGCCCAACCCAGATCTTTTGCCTTCTGGATCAGCAGTTTATTGACTTCACTATCAAGGTTGAAGTCGGTTCTGCGGGCAAGGAAAAGGAAAGCGAGGGATGCGGCGGGTCGTAGTGCAATGATCTTGAATAGTTTGCCTTTGGCTGTTACTACTTTGGATGACATGTCCCTTACGCCTCCATGGCCCCAATACGAAGAGTGGGCAACGTGAAAAAGGAGCGGGCCGCGCCCAGGTTGCGTCCTAGCCGGGATTCCACAAACCCGTTAGTCCTGGGGGCGGCCCGCTTTCGTTGCAGGAGGGCAACGAAACTCGTCTTGGCGGTTCGTGGAAAGAGCCCCCCGATCAGGACGCAAATCTACTATAACCGATGGCCGCGCCGAAGTAAAGGATTTTTTTCGCTGTCGGAATAGCTAATAATTTCGCGCACTAGGGCATCTGCGTCGTCTTGATCCATCTCTCCTGGATCACCCTGGATGACCTTCATCCAACTCTTAACTCCTCGGAACTTCAAGACCTTAACCAACTCCCTAGCCTTGACTAGTCCTTGAGGTCCCGTGTCATTGTCGAACAACACGCATATCTTGCGGAAGACTTTGACCATCTGACGGACTTGTTGATTTGTGTATTCGAGACCGAACACTGCAAAAGCTTTGGATCTGAGTCGCCAGACATCTGTGATCCCCTCTACGCAAATGCCAACATCACCCCACTTCTCCTGCTTACCGTAGAGGATATGCTGATGGTGGACTAACTCTCGCGCCTTCGGGCAGGCCAGATATTTTGCAAGGGCTTTCCCTGTAATGTCCCGAGCTTGGAAGCTGACTTGCTTGCCGTCCCAGTTGATAGGAGCAACGATCCTATGTTTGTAAGAGATACCATCCAGGCGGCTTATCGGGCCGGTGCCGAGCAGCCCCCATTCCTCTTCAAGATAGTCTGGATCGAATCCTCGCTTTGCGAGATACTGCTTGTGGCGCTCCGTGAGAGGGCCGATGTTGGAAGGGAGCCGGTGAGACTTCAGGCGCGGTTTGAGTTCCTTGTTTGGAGTGGAAGGGGAGTGCCCCCCGTATTTGTCTACGATTTGTTGAGCTTGATCTGGGTCTATATGAAGGAGTTTGGCGATTACCTTGTCGGGGGGATGCCAGCCGCAGCGCCAGCACCTGAACCAGTTCCCTTTTAGGGGGAAGCCCAGATGATAGTCCTTGCTTCCCGGACAGAGCGGGCAGTGTAGATTGATCCAACCGGCGGTACAATGCTTGTTCCCCCCGGTTATGAAGTGGATATGATAGTCTTGGAATAGTTGCTTGACGTCCATCGCGTCTTATTGTTTATCGCTTCGTCGCCCTGTCTCGGAGTTGTCCCCATTGGTAGGGAGTGAGGGGTGCTTTAGGCACTCCAAGGATTTCTGGATCATAATCTTTCAGGAAAGGTCGTGGACGTTTGAGCGCCTCTTCTATTGCTTTCTTTAGTTCATCCACGTCCGGGACTCTACTTATTATCTTGATTTTCATTTCGGTCAACCTTCTTACACTAAGACTACGATGCCGTCTGGATGATGCTTCTTGAACTTCTGGATTGTGTCCTCCGTCCCGCCCGTTCTGTCCTGCGCAACGCAGGCAATGAGGATGTCGGAGTGTTTGGCAATGTCACTGTTGCGGATGAAGCCCGCAGCTTTTCTATATTGCTTCCAGTCCGCGGGGAACTCTAAGTATGGGATGCAACGAATCTTGTGCAGTTTGTAAGCGAAGCGGTCCCCGCCCTTTAGACACCCGCCAGAACAGATCCAGTCCCCTCCTTTGTAGACCAGACCTAACGCAGCTTTGACCTTGCGAAAGTCGGTTTCAGTGTCCCGTCTTCGGCTGCCGACGATCCCAATGATCTTGTTGCCCTTCTCCAGTTTTGAGAACAGCTCCATTCTAACCTCCCCGCTTTAACATCGACGGAGACGGCTTGCCTCGCTCTAGGCGACCTCCGGCCTCCCTAACGAGCTTTGCGTCATTTCTAGAAGGGTTTGAAGCCCTCCTAGAAAGGACAACGGGGTCGTCTTCGGAGGAGCCGCCGACCTTCCCGATTCGATCCCACCACCAGATGAACTGGTCTGCTGCTTTGTACTTCTTGTGATTTTCGCCGAGGCTTTCCCTGTAGCGGTCCCGTCTCCTCTTGACGATGTCTAGCCATTCCTCGTGGTCTTCGGTTTCAGATAAGGCGGTCTGGAAGGCCACTCGCCCTGAGTAGTCTGGATGGGTCAGGAATGGGAGCCCTTCATGGTCCGTGTGTAGTTCCCAATCCTCGGTCAGTTTACAGACTAACATAGGTCCATCTCCTCTCATCAATTTGGACTCTCCCCGGATCAAGCGATTGGAGCCCCTTTCCAATCGTCCCGATCCCCGTGCTAGGAGAGGTTCAGGTTTCTTCCCCCGCACTAAAGATCGCACCAGGGGCTCCTCCCGTTCTGGGTTGTCTCTTAGAAAGTTTCTGTAGTCTCGACAACCAGAGTGACAACCTTTTAGCTTTAGGACACAACGTCCTCCTATCTGCTTGGAGAAGGTTGATCTTATTCTGCATTGCTCCACCGTGCAGTTCTGATGCTTCTGGCGAGCTTTGCAGAGCGGGAACGCAAGACGACAGCCCTTCTTGGAGCAACCAATGTAGTAGGATTCCATTCCCCTCCCCTTGGCTTTCTTGGCTCAGACACCTTCTCTGCCTTGTGCGGTTATCGGAAACGTAGGAATCACGGAGAGGCCCTTTGTTTCTCCTCCTGTTCCTTCTGGGCTAGCAGCTTTTCTAGTCTCTCAATTTTGTAAATTCGTTCGATCCTCTTAATCATGTCCTTTGGTTCGGGCAGGGAACGATACCTGTTCAGTAACTCCCTCAACTGTTCTGCAGTTAGCAGGACCTCTTCCATCTTGGGTTCCTCCTCTTGTGGAGCCCTCTCCATGGGCTTAGAATTTTCTCAGGAAGTCCCTTATCTCCCGAAAGGTGGTATACACCTCATTCCAAGACCATCCGGAGGCGATCAATTCCCTCCGTAGCTTCCCCCGAGCCAGTTTGGGGGGCATCTCTGCGTAAACATCTTGATTGGAAAGAACCATTCGACAAGCAATCTGCGTCCTCCAACTGAGCAAGGTTAATTCTTGTAGGAACTCCTTGCGGCGGAACTCGTCCGTTTCATCCACCACCTCCTGTATGACCGGAGTTTCCTTGGGTCTCCACTTCTCATCCGTTACATAAGTGGAAAGATGATTGGTCATGTAGACGACAGCGAGGGTGCTTAATGCCCCTCGCTCCGGGTCATAATCTTTAATCGCCTTGGTGTAGGCCAGGCCGGCCTCAGATAGGAGGTCTGTGTAGGGAAGTCCCGTGGTCTTGTGGAAGCGATACGCAGTAGTCTTGATTAGACCGATGTTGTTCATACCATCTCTCTTATCAGGAGTAAGCATTCATCAGCTCGGTTAACAGACTGGAATCATCCGTCTCTATCCCATCCAGTACTTGATCTAACACCTTCCGCTTCTTGTCTAACAACGCTGCGATCTCCTCCTCGATGGTTTCTGTTGCGATCAAATAGTAAGCATTGACTGAGTCTGCTTCCTGGCCTATTCGGTGGACCCGGTCCTCGGCTTGTACATGAAGTCCGGGAGTCCACCAAAGCTCCGTGAAGCAGGTGTCCGCAGCGGCGGTTAAGGTCCAGCCCATCGCTAAAGATTTGGAGCCGAGGATCACTCGCACGTTGTCTTCGGTCTGGAAGCGGTCTACTGCCCGTTGCCGATTCTCTTTTGAGACTCCTCCGGCGACTACTACAGGGTTGTAGGAGGTCAGGTCCGCCATCAGCTGATTTACTACTTCCTTATGTTCCGCAAAGATGACGAGTTTGTCCTTCACTTCTAGGAAGTCTTTGATCCATCGGACCATTTGAGTCATCTTTGCTTTAACAGCAAGTTGCTTTAATCCCTCGATTCGAGTTAGGGCCTCCGCGTTTGATGCCCTTTTCGCCGCCTTATGCCCCCTCGTCTCGCGCACCCATCCAATAAAGTCGCTCTCCGCCTTCCGGTAGAGTTTTGCTGCCGTAAGATCCAGTTCAATCGGCACTACGGAGCGGATTTTAGCTGGTAATTCTGGCAGCACGTCCGCTTTTCTACGTCGTAGCATGCAAGAGTTTATTAGCTTTTGATGAAGCTCTTTGGTGTTGGAGGCTCCAGAAAAGTCCCAACCCCAACCAGTATGCCGTCCTGCACAGTATCGCCTCAGAAATGAGAAACGGTCTGGGAACAGAGCGGGGCAGACTATCCGGATAATGTTGTAAATCTCCGCAGGCCGGTTCTCAATTGCTGTCCCCGTAAGTCCAAGAACATGAGGCACCCCCTGGACTAACTTCTTGACCGCTTTGGTTCTATGAGCCGCGCTGTTTTTGATGAATTGACAGTTGTGTACTAAGACTCCTTCAGCGTAATAGGAGGGATGTCCAGAGACTTCGAGATTGTAGACAAGACGCCCTCCAAGTCTTGCAGAACTCTTGTATTCAAAAATCTCAACCCTTTCCACCCGCGTTCTCGCAGGAATCGTTCCTTCTTTCGGTCTTGTGCTTCTATTTCTGGAAGTTCGTGAATCCATCCGTCTAACTCGATCCAAAGCTTGCTTTGGGGTAGTCCTAAATCTACTTTGTAATGAGTCGGGTAGCAAGAAGATCGAGGCATCCGAGTGGGGATTACAAATTCCGCCTTCCATTTTGATCCTAAAGCTGCCAGTAAAATTCTTTGGGGAGCGGGGAGGGGTCTGCCGTTCCCGCCTTTGAGCTGTTGTTTTTGTAAGGGATGCCCGAATTTCTTCCAATGTTCCTTTATCTTTTTTACCACCTCGGAGTTCGTGGTGGGGTTGTTCTTCGTCATGCGTTCGGAGTTGTCTTTTGCCCATTGTGGATTTCTGGCGTGGGCTTTCTGGAGACCGACGGACATTTTCTGAGATCGTTCCTTCGTGTATACGGCCTTCCTTATTGAAGGTTGTGACATTCTCCACTTCGCTGAGCAGGACTTCCCGCAGAATCTTTGTTTGGGAGATGTGTTGGGGGTGACTTTGAATGGTTTTTTGCACCATTGGCAGATTCGGTTCCCGCGACGCAGTTTCATGGTCAGAATCTCCTCTTAATATATCGTCGCGTTCCAGTATATTAAAAATCGTTGCGGGAGTCAAGAGAAATTTTTCTGCAAGGTTTTCGGCTGGATACCATCCCTCCGTAGTGAAAAAGGGATGGTTTGGAGTACAAGTAATTTGTTTTCCATTATTCATGGTTATGCGAACTAAGTGATGGGTAAATCTTTCCCCCTTCTTCGTGATGTTTCCCACCCCCAGTGCGTTGTATATTGAGTCCCCCTCTTTTAATTGTTCTATGGGCACTTCCCCCCTTGGGGTGGAGATAAGAGTGCCGGCAGGGAAGCATTCGTCTAATATCACCACTTTTGGATTCAGATTTTTTATGTAATCGACCCAGCCGGTGAACGGTTGCTCACGTTCCTTCTTTTTGCCATCTTTCTTGTCGATGTACTTTTCATATTTGTTTGCGAGTATGTCATAGTTGATTATGAGAATTTCCCCTCTCAGCCAGCGGGGATTTGCTTTGGATCCTGACAAAACTCGGGCACGGGGGCGCTCCATCCATCTCCGGGCCTCCCTCGCCCAATTCAATTTGAGGGAGGCCGGAACTACAATTACGGCGGGTCGTAGCTCCGGATGAAGTTGTAGAAAACTGAGAGCTTGAACCGTCTTGCCTAAGCCCATATCATCGGCGAGGAGAGCCATTCCGTTTTTGAACTCTGTATATGCTACTCCCTTCTCTTGGAAGGGATACAGTTTACCCTGTAGGCCCGGCACGGTCACTGCTTCTATTTGATCTACATTTGTTTGAGATTCATTTAGGAGCTTCAAGAGCTTTGGAGAGAGAGCAAACTGGAGTTGGTCCAGAGCTGTCACCGCGTCCACGGAGATGGGACAGACAAAGAACTTCTCGTCTACCTCATGCTGATATCGTGCTCCCTTTATCTTCTTGACGTTGGTAATATCCCTCCAATCATATGGGAACACGATTTTGATCATCCTCTGTCGAGCGGGCCCAATGCGAGAGATTTTGGCGTAGCGTTGTGGTCCATTGCTTGAGGCGGCGGTTGTCTCGAACATAGGGTGTTCATCAGGAACCTCGATTGCCTCTTGAACACGATTCGGGTCCGCGAGCTTAATGGCGTATTTGGGGATCCAACAGTCTACCCCAGGACCATAGAGGTATACGGCCATGGGGGTTTCTTTGAGAGCACGAGCAATGAAACTGGATGGCACTCCCTTGCGACCGGCAGTGGTCTCACTTAACTCGTACAGGCGGGTTGTGCCGTCCGCGTAGATGTTCATGCCCTGCTCCTTCAGGAAGTTTGTGACACCCAACTTTGGGCCTGCTTCCGCTCACCCTCCTACTAGGGCACGATATGTTGCCAGTCCGATCAGGAGGACAAAGGCGAGGATTGTGGAGAAGGCGACTACCATCAGGCGGCCTCTCTTCTC